AAATATATTGATCTTGTTGATATTGAAAAGGGGTGAACATGCTTCCGTTTAGCTATATGGTTCTTGGTCTCAATGTGATGGCCACATTTGTTAATGCTGTAACTGGTAATGTCACCCAGACGCTGCTCGGTATTCTTGTGGCTGTCGTCATTGGGTATCATGTGTGGAAGGATAGTCAAAATGCCTGAGATTTTTCTTGTCGAATGTATCACCCAGCATCGCATTGTGTATGCTGTTGAGGCTGAGAGCCGAGAACATGCGTCCGACATTGTAGCTATCGAATCAAGCGATAGCACCAACTTTCAGGAGCTTGGTCAGCAATGGCTTGGCGAGACGATTGTTAGCGCCAGGCCTGTCGATGAAGCTACATACCTCGAAGAGTTCGACCTGATTAATGGTTATCTTGAGAGTTGGCCTACGGAAAAGAAGTTGTCCTTTATAAACAAGGAGCCTGCACGTGAAAGTCACCATCGGAAGCTACCCTAAAAGCCCGAAAAAAGAGCGTAAGATATCTGTGCGTATTGATAGGTCAGATGTGTGGAATATGGACCACACTCTGGCCTTAATTGTCGTGCCCATGCTTAAAATGCTTAAGGATGATAAGCAGGGGTCGCCATATGTTGACAATGACGATGTGCCTGAGCATCTTCGTTCTACCCAAACCGAACCTAGTTATGAGACTGATGAAACCCATCATGAAAGATGGGCGTGGGTTCTTGATGAAATGATTTGGGCATTTGAGCAACATGTCGATTCTGAATGGGAAACCCAATATTATAGCGGTGAATGTGATCTACAGATTGATGATGCTGGTCTGATGTATGAAGGACCTAATCACACATTCAAGGTGGATCATGATGGTCAGACAGCGCATCGCAAGCGAATGCAGAATGGTCTTCAGCTTTTTGGTAAGTATTATGACGGGTTGTGGACGTGAAAGAAGAAGTTACGCCAGAATGGATAAGATCACACATTCCCTATACTGTGTTTAGGGCTGATAAAGAAAATTATGCTCGCATAGCAGACGCTATGGAAAAACTATTGAACGAATTGAATACGATTAAGTCCGATAAGGCTTAGTCATTTTACTTTAGGTGTGATCATATCAGATGAGCATCCACATTTTTTCGTAATACATTTTTTGGGTTCAGACCATAGTGAGTAGGCAGCATCTTGAATGTTGCCTATTTTTTTGTCTATGCATGTGTGACCTCTAATGATATCACCATTTGGTCTTATTACAATTGATGACACACCAGCATAACACATCCACCCGTGATAATCAAGTTTACCTAGTGCTATTGCTTGTTCCACATCGCTATAATTTGTCGTTATATCATTTTCTGTATGAGTGAATGTTATACGATCATCATATTCATTCCAATTCACGATTGCGTCTATCATGTCATCGGTATAATCTGGATGCACACTCATCTTACCGTTAATAGTTTTTCTCTCAACCCTTATGAGAACCCTAACTTGATTTTTTCTAAAAAATAAAGCATCGGAATATACATCATCAAACTGCGATGGTGGGACCACTATTGTTATAAAAAAATTTTTGCGATCTGATTTAAATATAGAGCTTACGTCCAAAAATCTTTGTCTTGCCAATTCAAAATCGCCAACACTTTCTCTGTGCCAACTTGCATTTATCGACAATTGAGTCGTATTGGTTATGCCTAAAAATTTACCCCACCAGTTTTTACCATGCGTCAAATTGGTATTGATGCTTAAAGTTTTTCTGATAGACTGATCTTCACAATATGCTTCTATTAATTCTAAAAATTTTGGCACCAAAGTAGGTTCGCCTCCGGCAAACACCAAGCGTATGTCACTATAGCCAATCTCTTTTATTTTTTGTTTTAATGTAGTCAAGCCTGAAATTAAGACATCAGGTGATAGATGGGTCCTTTTATCGCTATGAGACCCTGGCCAACAGTATGAGCAGCTGTAATTGCAGAAAAAATCTGGGGACCAATAGATGGTGAAGAGGTTATTTTTCTGCAGGTTTATAATTGCACCCGCATGATTATCATATACCTTTCGCAAATCACTCATAAATTATTTGTCCTTGATACCTCTAACCTCTTTTATAGCATCGATTAAGTCTTTTTCTTCTCTGTCAAATCTTTTTAGCATTCTAGCCATCATCGATAAGATAGACCATGCAAAGAACCCAATTATAGCACCAGAGAGTAGAGCTAAATCCATATCGACACGTAATTCTAGAAATTCAAGAACTGGCATTGCAAATATGACTGCTGACCCTGTCGAGATACCAGAGCGAATGCACGCATCTAGCATATTCATGGGTCGCCAAAATGCAAACATTGCAAGGCCACCTAACATACCACCCACACCAGATGCGATCTTATGTAAAAGAAAAGCTGTCGCACCAGTGGTTGACATTTGCGCGAAACCCTGTATAATGGATACTCTATTATTTATTCACAAAGGTGCATCATGACAAATTTGATAGGCGTATGCGGTTTGATTGGTTCTGGTAAGGATACCATTGCTGGCACTCTTGTCGGCATTGGGTGGACGCGATATAGCATGGCTAAACCGCTCAAGGATATGACGGCTGCACTATTCAATTGGCCGCGCGATATGGTTGAAGGTGATACCGCAGAATCGAGGGCGTGGCGTGAGCAACGTGATGACTGGTGGTCTGAACGTCTCGCGCGCGAGATAACACCACGTTCGGTGTTACAATACATGGGCACAGAAGTTATGCGCCAAAACTTTCATGATGACATTTGGGTTGCGTGCATGGAAAAATTCTATGCAGAAAATGGACCTCATATTGTTATTAGTGATGTCAGATTCCCAAATGAAATTGCAGCCATTCGTCGTCTTGGTGGGGAAATTTGGCATGTGTATCGCCCACCACTCCCATATTGGTTTGAACGCGCAGCTATGGGCAAAGATATACCTGAAGTGCATTTGTCAGAACGCGCATGGCTTGGTATTGAACCTGATCAAACATTCTGGAACACAGGTAGCCTTCAAGATTTAAAAAATGCCGTGTACAAGGCTGTCAAAGTCTGATATGATGTTCTTATGAACAGATTCATTCTCTCCACAGACCCCGTCGAAGCCGCGCAGATGCATTGCGATAAGCATGTCGTCAAGATGATTCTTGAAGAGGCTCAGATGCTATCCACAGCACACCGCGTGCTTGACGGCTCAATGACAATCGAGCAGCGATATGTGCAAGGCTCTCTGCCGGCCCGCTTTCGAAATGTCAAGCGATGGGTACATTCTAACCCCGATCTAGATAAGGTTCTGTATCAGGCCACTCATATCAATCACCCATGCGCGGTTTGGTCGCGTGTTTGCCGCGACAATTATCTCTGGGGTTATGAATTGCTTGAGGCTCTGTGCAAAGAATATACTCTACGTTACGGTAAGACCCACTTGGTTGAGACTAAGCTAATTGATGTGCTGTCTCACCCACCGCACAAGATTCAATATGGCCAAATTCTTACACAATTCCCGCAGGCCATGCCCGATGAATGTAAGCATGAAGACCCCGTTGAGGCCTATCGTAAATATTATATCGAAAAGAAGGTTCGTTTTGCAAAATGGACCAATCGTCAGCCGCCTAGCTGGTGGCCTAATAGCTAAATACCATCATGAAAAAGGAGCAGTAATGCCGACGTATAATATCGAAGATACCGAAACTGGTATCATCACCACGGAAATGATGACCGTGGCTGAGATGGAACAGCTCCTCAAGGACAATCCGAATAAGCGATTGATTATTGGGTCACCTAAAATTGTCTCTGGTGTAGCCTCGAAGCATAATAAGCCTTCTGAGGGCTTCCGCGACCTTCTAAAGACTATCAAGAAACACAATCGAGGGTCTACCATGAATACGTGGTAGACCTGTTTTGCTATGTCAACCCTAACCAACGGGAGTAGCACATGGGGTTTGCTCAAACTGTCGATATCGAAAATGAATTTTTACCTGAATTTCTAACACGAAATCAGAAAAAGAAACTAAAGAAACAGGTTCGACAGCACAAGCAGCCAAATAAGGCTCAACCTCAGCAAAATATTATGCAATTACCAAAGATAAACCCTCTAACCTCCGGTCAGGCTCGCACATTTCAAGCCTTCGATGACGGAAAAAATCTGATTTTACATGGTGTGGCTGGTACTGGTAAGACTTTCATGTCAGTCTATCTTGCACTTCGCGCCGTTTTAGACGGTGATGCGCCAAAACCAGTCGTAATTATTCGATCAGTTGTGCCAACCCGCGACATGGGCTTTCTCCCGGGCACACAGAAAGAGAAATCCGCTGTCTATGAGGAACCATATTCAGCAATATGCAATGAGCTTTTCAAGAAGCCCGGTGCATATGATACACTTAAGCGCGATGGTACCATTCAGTTTGCCACTACTTCATTCCTTCGCGGCTTGACTTTCAGAGATAACATTGTTATAGTGGATGAATGTCAGAATATGACGTTTCATGAGCTAGATTCTGTCATCACTCGCATGGGTACTGGGTGCAGAGTTATCTTCTGCGGTGATTTTCGCCAGAGTGACCTTTGGAGAAATGACGAACGAGAAGGGCTACATACATTCATGTCTGTCATAAAGCATATGCGTAGCTTCGCGCGTGTAGAATTTACGAAAGATGATATTGTGAGGTCTGACCTCGTTCGGGAATATATTGAGGCGAAGCTGGAAGAAGGACTTGTGTGAGATTTGTTCATGATTTAGTTGAACTACCTGAGCTTATCGCGGTTCAAACAGATCGCGGTAGGCTCTATAACACACCTTCTGGTGAAGCTTACCCATCAATTACCACAGTCTTAGGTGCACGCCCAGAAAAGAAGCGTATTATCGCTGAGTGGCGCGCTCGCGTTGGTGAGCAAGAGGCGAATCGCGTGTCTGCACAAGCTTCACGCCGCGGAACTTCGATTCATACTATGATGGAAAAATACATCGTAGGTGAAGACCCAACAATTGGTGAAATGCCTAACAATGTCACGATGTTTAATTCGATCAGGTCTGTGCTTGATAAGCATCTTACGCATGTTTATGCTATGGAAGCGCCACTATACTCCGATCGCATGAAGGTCGCTGGTCGATGTGACTTGGTTGGTAAGTGGGCTGGTACAGATTGCATCATTGATTTCAAGACTTCAAAGCGCCTTAAGACCGAAGAGCATATTGATAACTATCTGCTTCAGGCTACTGCATATTCTCTGATGTTTGAGGAGCGTACTGCTCGGATTATACCTGGCATAGTAATTCTTATTGGTGTTGATGATGAGGTAAAGCCTCAAATGTTCTGTCGATACCGCGACAAATATGTGGAAAAATTGTGCGATGTCATACTCGAATATCACAGAGACAACATATAAGCCTCTGCGCGATTATATTATCGTAGCGAGTAATATTCTGTCGCATGATGTATGTCGTCGGGCCATCTCACTATTTGACAATATGGCATCAAGTCATGAACATCATGCGACAGATGGGTATAATTTCTCGCAGTTAAATGTCACCAGACATTCTTCTATCAATCAGGAATGCAAAATTATGCATGATGAATTGGTTCATGCTAGCTTGAATGCGCTTAAGTTTTATAAGCAGCGTGTATCGGAATCTTCATTCTGGCCAGATAGAACTGCGCTTGAAGAATTTAGAATAAAGAGATATTTGCCAAATAGTAATCATAGATTTGATGATCATGTCGATGCTGCGGATCTATCAACATCAAAAAGATACCTAGCTTTTTTCTGGTATCTAAATGATGTCACAGAAGGTGGTGAGACATGTTTTCCTTCTCTTGACATATCTGTCAAACCACAGGCTGGTCGTGCATTAATTTTCCCGCCGATGTGGATGTTCCCACATCGTGCGAATACGCCAATCTCGGGACCAAAGTACATGGTTGGGTCATATCTACACTTTACATAGCCATTGACAAAATAGCGAATTTGCTGTATAAATATTCTTGTCATCGTTGATGGCGATATAATAGATACTACGGACCGCGGGGCAGTGCCGCGCAGCTCCACCAATAATACGGCCGTGACCTCTGCCCTAGGTACGTCACGGTTTTCTTTGGGGCTGAAACAGAATCGACGGGTATGGTAAAGGTTGACCGGAGATGACGGCTAGCGACCTAATCGCTATTGATAAGTGCCAATGACAACGGCTTTGCCGTAGCACTCGCTGCCTAATAGGTAAGCGCGGTTTGGGGAGCACCGGGCAACAGAAGCTCCCCACCCTACTCAATGTATCCTCTTGAATAGGGCCACAACAGAAGGACAAAACATCTTGACGGAAAGGGTTATAAGCGTTGCCCTGGGCGCGCTCGTAGGCGCAGCTTTAGTTGTTTTTGGTAGTGATATGCTACATCACTCGGCTGAGGCTGCACCAAGAAACAATCAATCTGAGGTTAGAGAAGCTAGAGTTAGTGTCCCTCAGTTTGATATTGGTATTGATCTAACACCGCCTGAGTTTGAAGATCATATCACTACAAGTCAGGCTGATCTGCATTGCATGGCCCACGCTATATACTATGAGGCTCGCGGTGAAAGATTTGTCGGTATGCTTGCAGTGGCTAATGTGATCTTAAATCGTTCACAAGACCCAGATTACCCTAATACGATCTGTGGTGTCACTCGACAGAGAACCCGAAACATTTGTCAGTTTGAATATTACTGCAAGGTTGGTAATCGAGTCCCGCCAGCAAATGACCCTCAGTGGCAAATGGCCAATGATATTGCGATGCATGTCATGTCTGGTAATCTACCCGATATCACAGATGGCGCAATACGTTTTCATGCCGTGAGTGGGTCTTCGCCGCAGAGAAATGCACTGCGTATTGGGTCGCATATGTTTTATAGGAGATAAGTTGTGAGTCTTTTTTATGATAATTGTCGAAATGAATTTAACTTGAGTGTGATTGCCGGGCCATGTGTGTTTGAGTCCAAGCAACATGCGCTTGATATGGCAGGTCAGTTATCTGAAATCTGCAAAGACTTAAATGTAAACTACATCTATAAGACTTCTTTTGACAAGGCAAATCGAACAAGTGTCACTTCATATCGAGGTGCTGGGTTTGATGAAGCATTCTATGGGTTTGTTGCCGTCAAGGAAATGTTGGGGCTTGAAGTTTTGACTGACGTGCATGAGCCGTGGCATTGCGAAACTGTACCCGCAGATATTATTCAAATCCCAGCATTTCTTTGCCGTCAAACTGACCTGCTGCAGGCTGCTGCTGCATCAGGCAAGCCTGTAAATGTAAAGAAGGGTCAGTTTCTCTCGCCGCGTGAGATGGTTAATATCGTGCATAAGCTGGAGTCATCTGGTTGCACTAAGGTCATGATGACTGAGCGCGGCACTACATTCGGCTATAACGATCTTGTTGTTGACATGCGCTCACTTGATATCATGCGAGGTAACACGCCAATGAATTACCCTGTCATCATGGACTGCACCCACGCGGTACAGTCGCCTGGTGGTAACGGTATCTCGTCTGGTGGTAATCGTTCGATGGTGCCCGTCATCGCGCGTGCAGCCACAGCTGTCGGTATTGCTGGTGTGTTCATGGAAGTGCATCAGGACCCAGACAATGCACCGTGCGATGGTCCGAATATGCTGCACTTAGCCAATTTTAAGTCTGTACTTCAGCAGCTACTTGAGTTAGATTATGTCGTGAAGGCTCATATGTCATCTAGAGGAGAACAAAGTGAAGCTTGGTAAGGTTTGGGGTGATACCGAGGACCTGTTTACATCACCGAATGTAGAGGTTCATCGTATCAATACTAAGGCGGGCTTTCGATGCTCGCTGCATAGTCATCGTCATCGTTGGAATGGCTTCTATGTGATTAGCGGCATTATCGAAATTCACACCGAAAAGCAGTATGGTCTGACAGATGTAACTGTGCTTCGCCCAGGTGACTTTACTGCGGTGCCGCCAAATGAGGTGCATTGCTTTGTCTGCACCCAAGATGCTCAGGCCCTTGAGATTTACTGGCCTCAGCATATGGAGTCGATTGATATCGTTCGCAAGGATGTCGGCGGGTTCATCGCTGCATTAGCTGCTAAGACGGTTGATGATGCAGCCTGAACTGTCTATCATGACGCCTGAGCGGTTTGCCTCGACAATCGAGAAGACCGTCATCGAAAAGAACATGACGTATCTTGATGCGATCATGCATGTATGTGATACTACGGGTTTGGAGGTTGAGGTGATCCCTCGCCTCCTCTCGCCGCGAATTAAAAAGATTCTGACCAGTGAAGCTAATGGTCTTAATCTACTAAAGCGCAAGCCTGGTGAGGTTAGGTTACCGATTTAGGATGGAAGGTATGAAGGCATATCAAGAATATGTCGCCTTGCGGCTACACTTTACGCAGGATAGTTATGATTATTTCAAATATCAAGGTAAAGTGAAGCCAATCAAGGGTTCTACGTTTGAGGCGCGAAATGATGTATTTCATTTTCGTCGCCTTGAGCGCAGATATAAAGATGACCTCACTGGGTTCTATGTTGCAAACATGTCTCAGGGCGTCAGATTTATTCGTGAGATGGTTACTGTCGAAGCCGAGAAGCGATATGTTGATTGGAAGCGCCACATGGAGTCAATCACATATCGCTTCAAGCAAGATATGCAGAACGTCGCTGAAAGCTGCAATGATGTAGCCAAAGCGTGGTCAACGAGTGGTGACCACCCTGAGGTATTGCGTCTTTATCTTGGCGGGAAGCTGTCGATAGAAAGTCTAATTCTATCTGATCGTGTCCTTAATTTTCAGGGTCGATGGGATTCTCGCATTACAGATACCATCATCTGGCCTGATGTATCTCGTCTCATGAAGAAATACGCGCCATTCGTGAAGGCAGATAATGACACGATAAAGAAAACCATGCGTCAAGTGTTTATTTCTTGACATACGACCTTCGACATGATATAAGTACAAGTGTGGTCATGATCGATGTGAACAAGATACACACGCAACATACAAAACATACGGAGAACATACAATGTCTAACGATTTCGCTTCGCTGAAGCGTTCTACTACCAGCAATCTCGACAGGCTCTCTAAGGAGCTTGGTAAGCTTGCTAATAACGGCAACCAGCGTGAAGCTGATGACCGTTTCTGGCAGCCCGAGGTTGATAAGGCAGGCAACGGTTACGCAGTCATTCGCTTTCTTCCTGCTGCCAAGGGTGAAGACCTGCCTTGGGTTCGCATCTGGTCGCACGGCTTTCAGGGCCCGGGTGGTTGGTATATCGAAAACTCTCTGACGACTCTCGGTCAGAAAGACCCTGTCGCTGAAATGAATTCCAAGCTGTGGAATAGCGGTAGCGATAAGGACAAGGAAGTCGCGCGCAAGCAGAAGCGTCGCCTTTCTTACATTGCCAACATCTATGTTGTCAAGGATCCTGCTAACCCTCAGAACGAGGGTAAGGTCAAGCTGTTCAAGTTTGGTAAGAAGATTTTCGACAAGATCAACGAACTGATGACGCCTCAGTTTGAAGATGAGAAGGCTGTTAACCCCTTCGATTTCTGGGCTGGCGCAAACTTCAAGTTGAAGATTCGCAATGTCGAAGGTTATCGTAACTATGACAAGTCCGAGTTTGATCGGTCAGAGCCTCTGTCTGACGATGATTCGGAGCTGGAGCGTATCTGGAATTCTCAGCACAAGCTTCAGGCCTTTGTTGCTCCTGATCAATTCAAAAGCTACGATGAACTGAAGGCTCGCCTCGATAAGGTGCTTAACGAAAGCAGCGCACCTCGTCGTCGTGACAATGATGAGGATGATACGCGCGAGGAGCGCCCCGTCGCGCGCGCGACTGCTGAGCCTAAGGCCCGTGTGGCTGAAGCTCCTGCAGCACGTGGTTCGGCTCGCCCGCCTTGGGAAGATGATTCCGATATCAATCTTTTTGAGCGTCTGGCTCAGGGCGATTAATAAATCCTTCTAGCCAAACCACCTCGGCGCGGTTGTTGTTGGCCACCACCAAAATTGGTGGCCGCAGCAGCCTCTCCCAGAGTACCATCAGGTGTTCTAGTTTGAATTTCTGACGATGTTTCGGGTGTTGGTCTGGCTGCTGGTTGACTTGATCTTGGGGTAGCCACTTCTTGATATATCGTCGGTAGAACAACAACTCTACCGCTCCGATCTGTAGTTGGGTTGTAGTTTATTCCCTCCATACCAGAAAACTGCATCATGTTTATTGCCTGTTCAATGTCACCCGCTCTTAAATCTGTTGTGCGTATCTGAGAGCCAACTTCATTTAATTGTCTCGCTTGACTGCTAGTTATTCTACCCTCATTTGCAGCACGTTCTGTGAGATTAACCATTTCATCGATAGCTGATGTTTCTGCTCTGCTTCGTCTTTGCAGTTCGGTCAGTTGGCTTATTAACTGAGCTTCGGGTATATTGGTGGGGCTCGCTAAGAAAAATCTATCATAAATTAATTCGCCGACTCTTTTACCCACACCAGTGGTTGCTAACCACTGACCCAGTCTTTCGCCGCCTATAGACCCTGCAAAACCACCTAGCATAGCGCCGGCAGGTCCGAGCAGCGACCCTAATGCACCGCCTGTAAGACCACCAATTATTGAACCTGCTGTTCCGCCCAATATTTTGATAACTTCGTCCTTATATTTTTCTTCATCTATACTTTCGGCATCTCTTTGTTCGCTAAGAGATTCAAGTTGACTTCTTGCACTAAGAATATCTATCGCTGGACCCAATGCAGCTAAAAACCCACTTAGTCGTAATCTAGAAGCTTTTGACCTCATAGGGCGTTCTTGTGTTGGTTGCCCTGGTGTTGATTGACTTGGTTTAGGTTCTCTTGTCGGCGCACCGGGTTCAGTTAATGCCTCTGACGGTTTTACAAATCTACCAGTTTTTTCAGAACGGTATCGTGTACCACCGGGCGTTTCTGTTGCTTTATACCCAGATTTAACTTGAGGTTGTGCTGGCGCAGGTGGTGCTGGTGGTGTTGGCTTAGCACCTGCACCAGCACCAGAGGGTGCACCACCAGTTGCTGGCTTAGCACCAGAAGGCGCACCACCAGAACCAGTACCAGGCGCAGCTGGCCTACCACCACCTCCTGACGGCTTACCACCACCGCGCGATGGTTTAGGCGTTCTATCTAACATGTTTGCTGCTACCATTGCAGCAAGTGCAGCGCCTATTGCAAGTATGATGTTAGAATATTCTTGCAGTTTGTTAAAAAATTCTTTGACGCTATCAAATACTGACCCGATTCTATCAAACGTATCTCTTAATGTGTCTAAGTCTATATTTGCAAGAACTGCTGTTAAGCTTGCTGCGAGACCTGTAAATAATGCACCAAGTGGGCCCAACCCTGTAACACTTCTAATACCAGATGATACTCTCCTCAATGCACCAGAAACTAATTCGCGTCTGCGCTCTTTTCTTTCCTCTGCTTCTCTTCTTTCTTCATTCCTTAGAGAATCAGTATCTCGCTGTTCGCCTGCCATGGTCCTTTGCATTTCGACCAAAGCTTCTCTAGTAAAAGATGCAACCTTGCTTATGTACAGATATATTTCTGTTTTAAAGGAGTTGAATGCATCTTGTGTTACGTAACCTGAAGCTGCGCCACCATTTGATCTAGCAGGGCTGCCAGACACAACACCTCTAGTGCTAACCATTCTATAGCTTTGTTCCATATCATGAAAGCGTCTTGTTCTTTCATCATAGGTTATAGACGGGCCCATCTGCTGGACAACATCTGCTAAACTAGGCATTATGCAGCCCTTTCGCGGATGACTATGGGTTGAACTTGTGTAATTGTTTCAGTTGCACCCATCCCAGATGTGGGTAGTGATGCTACTGTTTGTGGTGCCTGAGATGGTGCTGGCGCAACAGGTTCAGGTGAGCTAGGTGCTGGTGCTGGTGTTGCTGCGGGCGCTGCTTGTTGCGGCGTTGCAGCAGTCATGACGGGTCTTTGCCCACTAGGCGCAAAACTACCTGAGCTTAGAAATTGCTGATAGCTTTGTCTTTTACCCTCAAACCCCAATCGACTACCACCTACAGCCGATAGCTGATCTTCAAAAGATCCGCTGCCGCGCGTTCTTCTTTTCATGTATTCAACTGATACTCTAGCTGCTATTTCTGGGTCTAGAAGCGCATCTGGGTTTGCTACTAGATCAACACCAGCGGCTTGACTGTACTGCGCATAATTGCTACGACCTGTTAGCTGAATAAACCCACGACCACGATATCTCCAACCATCACCGGGTTCTGTGTTACCTAACGTTCTGCCCGTAGAGGTCTGATGTCCATATACAGCTTCTGCCACAGCAACTGGCCCACCTGCTGTGATTTGTCTAGCTTCTTCTATTGTAAATCGTGGGAATACCTGTCGAAGTCTTTCGGGTGAATAATTCATATTTTCGGCTATCGATCTAAAACCAGATTCGCCCTGTATGATTGCAGCTAAACCCGCTCTCTGAGATGGGTCATTGTAACCCATTTCATCCATCACTCGATTTAATATTTCTCTGTTTGCTGATGGTGACCCACCATCACCTGTCGGTGTGTATGATTGAGATTCTGGTACTCTTTGAGCAGTCCCAGGCGCAGCGCCACTTCTTGGTCTTTCTGATGGTGTGGCTGCGGTTTCTGGTGTTTCTTCATCACCTCTACCAAATATGTAAGCTGCTGCTGCGGCAGCTGCGGTTGCTGCCATTGCAAGAATTCGTAGTCTTGGGTTTCTCATTATGCTTGAGATACCGGATAGCACTGCTCTTAGCGAACTCGCTACTATTCTTGCACCAACTCTAATAACAGCTGAAACAATTCTGGATATAACACGCATCAATAAAGACATGATAGATTTTATTGTAGAAAATACTTTCTTTAAAATTGATGATATAATTTCAAGAATACCGCCAGTGTTTGTTCTGTCTTCAACTTGCGGTTCCTCAGGTAAATTTCGAGTAGGTGCGCCCTGTTCTCTGCGATCTTCTGCTGACGCGCGACGAACACGTTCTGCTATTTCTCTTTGTTTGTCTTTTTCGTTGTTTATACCGCGAAGTGCGCCTATCATACTTCTAAATGTGCTGGTAACTTGCGATATAGGTGAAGTTGATCCACCAGCGCGCGTCATACCACCAGATGTAGGTAAAGCCATTGTGGAAGCTACAACGCTAGCGACAGCACCCATCGCTCGGTTGTCCCGAGATAGGTATCTTTCAGTAGCTTCCATCAATGCTGCCATTAATTTTCTCTTTTAGCCTTTTCTGATTCGATATAGTCTAGTAACATTTTAACATATAAGTCCCTCTCCCAAGGTATCATATTTTCTATCTCAGTCAGACTATACTTGTGATGCTGCATGAGAGAAAAATTCAACGAATAATAATTACCCAATGTATTATGAGAGAGGGCTATCAAAAAAAATCTGATAGACCTTTTAGTGTAATAGTATCTTCTTGCCCACAACCTGCGCACTTGTAGGTAACGGTGTGTTGTAGCTTTGGCATTGTCTCAAAGAACTTCATAATTTCGATAAACTGCTTGTTGCTAAGAGACCCTATGAAATTCTTAATTTCTTCTTCGCTTTCAGGCTCATAGATTTCTTCATCATCATAAACACATTCAATGCACTTTGCTATCATATCAATTTCATCTGACTTTTCTGCCGACAACGTAGCCTTAATATCAGCAAGAGTTGGGTACTTCATCTTTAACGTCAGCTTGTCTGTCAAAGGTACCGTCATCTTGTGATCTGCATTGAATTCTACCTGTATCGAGTCAAGATCAATCTCAACATTAGTGACAGCATCACAGGGTTCACCCTTATAATTTACACCATCAACGTGTCTGTAGCTCAGTGAAACCTTTTCACCAGCTGACTTAGCACGAATCTGTAGAAACAAATATTCTACGTCAAATGACGGGATCTTTGTAATGTCAAACCCCTCAGTTACTATGCAGCTTGATATCACATCAAACATTGCACGCTGCATATGATCCGGGTCTTTAGATTCCATCGCAATTAGAAGTGTCTTTTCCTCCTTAACAACGAAAGGTCTAAAGATAATTTCTTTCTTATTAGATGGTAAAGTCACCGAAAACGTAGGTACAGCAATCTTAGGTAAAGGCATAATAACTCCTCACGTTAAAATAAAGCGCCTCTTTGCGCTGTCGCAGTATTTCTAAACACCGACCCAGTTGTTTGAGTAAGGCCACGTATACCACCACCCAGACCCTGCTTAGTAAACAGAGAAACAAGCGGCGAAAATCTATCAAGAGCATTTGCAGTGCCGCGCAGAAGAGATTCAAGACCATACAGATTTTCAAATGGCAGAGCATCTGGGTGTCTTTCTGTCGAGATGAAATATCTCATTTGAACAGACATCTTAGCTGCACCATCTGCTGACCAATCTAGATCAACATCATTTATGGCAATTGGGTATGCTTCTTCTAGCTTGATTCTATATTGAGGGAACACCACTCTGTCGTTTCTTGATGTAAATTCGTTTCGGTTTAGCGGGTTAAATGCATCGATTACATCATTGATTAGTGATTGCGTATCACCTCTTATGAATGATGTTGCAATGCTGAGTGCTGATTGATTTTGAAATTTTGGCGACTCAGCAAACTGCATGATTTCAACACCACCAGTCATTTCATCATAGTACGTTGAATCAAACCCACCTTGCTTTGGTGCTTTACCGCCACCACGTCTATAGCTTGCAAGTCCGCCCGCAGATATTGACAGGTCCTGCCATGCCATGAATATCTCGCGCTCGATCATGTTTTCACTTAGAATAACCTGCAACGTCATGGGTTGATAGCTAAACGCATAAGGGATTAGTCTTTCGGGACCATGATATCTTTGCACGATGGTATCTAATGTACGTGCAGGGAGTGATGCTCTTTCAATTCTGAGCGGCAGAAATGATGTATTGAAAAACCCGCTAAGCTTTGCGGGTAGAGATATCATCACCGAGAAATAATTCGGTTTAGCAATACCTCTTTTATTGACTTCCGCTGTAAATTCATTTATGTTAAATCTACGATTTGCCATTATTGCACCTTTGCGTAGCTATCTCTGTGAACAGCGCCAACGCTAGCCCCAACGAATCTTTCTAGCGGCATAAAAAGTGCGATATCCCAAGAAGCAGGATCTATACGAAAAAATCTAGTCCTTACATGAGAAAATAGATATTGCTTTATGCATGGCTTGTAAAATCTGTATTTTGTAACCGAGCTTAACATCTTGTATGAAATTTGTAGATGCGTGCGCTCATCATATTTTTCATCGCTTATGACTGAGTATAGCGCATCCATCATTCTAGCGCGCAGTCTAAGCGGTAGATAGTGCATGTTTAGACCCATAAATCCAGGTGAGCTTGACGCACCTGTAGCGCGACCACCTGTTCTAACAGTATCAAATGGGATGACAAGAGGGTATCTGTCGTAGTACGGCAGCTTTTCTTTTGTTTTGGGTTCATATGCAAAAAGATACATCTGCCCAATCATCGGCACGGTTACCATCGCGCTGCGATCTTGCGCCATAAGAGCATTTGGACTCATTGCAACCTTGCTCGCTTGCGCGCGAAACCAATTTCTTGACTGCATGGTACGATTAGGTAGCTGCCCTTGCTTCTCGCCTTGCGTTAGTAGGTTGTCAAAGACAGATGCTACCATTATTTGATGCCTAGTTCCCTCTCCGTGATAATAACAAATTCCCACCCACGATCTTTACAATACTCTTGGGCAGCCTTCCACTTTGCGCTATTTATCCCATATCTAGCCACTTCTGTAATATACTTTTTAGTTGGTTTTCTCTTACCATCATGCGGTGGCGGTGCAACAGTTTGAGAAAGCGGTTTGACCTCGATCATCTTTGTCTTTATCGCACCACTCTTTTCTCTCATTTTGACTACAAAATCCGGAAAGTATCGATGATATCGACCATCTAGTGGTGATCGATATGGGACTATGACTTCCTCAGAACCCCATTCTAATACGTGTGGGTTGGTGTCAAACTCTACCATGACGCGACGTTCCCACAGTGATCTATAGACGATGTTTGTCGGATCGCCCCTGTATTTGCTAGAATTGACTGGTCGATATTTGCCGCTGTATGCCATAACAGTATCTATGGCGCTATAAATATCCAGATCGATCAGAGGTAACTTTAATGGTTGAAAATTCTAATCCTATATCAGCCGCGCAAAATTCGGGTATTGGTTCGGGTAATTTTCTCGACCCAACAGGGTCATTACAGAGAAATATAAATGCGCTGCAAGCGCGTGCCAGACAGATACGCCCTAGTCTTTACTTCCCGCAAGACTATCAGAATATATTTCACTACATGACGTTTACTGCGTTAAAATTTGAAAGTATAACAAGAACTTCAACCATATCGACTGATAGACCTATCGTGTCAAATCGTAATGCACAAGCAACTAGACAGCTAACATCAATAACTTTACCTATGCCAGATCAATTGAATACAAGATATAATGCTGCATATGCTGACGAACCTATTAGTGCAACAGGTGAAGTTTTTGCTACTGGTATAAGTAACGTCAATTTACAAAAAGCAAATGAAAATTTTAGAAACGGTCGCTATGCTGAAGGTGCGCAAGCATTGGCACAGCAAGCTGGTGGTGGTGCTATTGCAGGTGGTACTGCTGCGGATGCTTTCAAAAATGCATTAGGTACAGCAGCTCAAACTGGTGTGGGTAACGTGTTTGGGTTCGGGCGAAACCCACAAAAAGTTTTGCAATTTAACGGTGTTGATTTTAGAACACATCAATTTTCATTTAAATTAACCCCAAAAAACTTTAAAGAGGCTGTCACGATACAGCAAATCATATTAGCTTTTAAAAAGCATATGTTACCAAAGTATGGGCTTGGTAAACTTGAGGATCTTATAAGACGCGCAAACCCAGGTGGGGAACAACCTCCAAGCCCAGCTACGGGCAATAATGATCTTCTAACACAGGTAGCTTCTACATCAAGAGCATTTTTTGAATACCCGGATGTATTTCAAATTACATTTAATAATGAAAAATCATTGTTTACTATAGGCGAATCTGTTCTTATGGATTTTTCTATTGACTATCACCCACAAAATTACCCTGCGTATGTTAGATCACTTTCTAGCCCTAATCTTGCACACCCAGCATCAATAACGATTGCACTGACATTTAAGGAAACCGATATTGTAACCAAAGAACAGGTTGATGAGTATTTTAGATGACACAATATTTCTCAAATTTCCCATCGATTCAATATCGTCTACCTAATATGTCTAATTCTCTCTTGGCAGTTGATGTTACCAAGAGATTCATATTACGTGATTTCTATCGCAGAACACTAATTGATTTTTATCGTTATGACGTTATTGAAGGTCAAAGACCTGATAATGTCGCATATGATTTTTATGGTGATTCTAATCTTGATTGGTTGATACTTTTACCAAATGAAATGATTGACCCATATTATGAGTGGCCAAGAACGCAATATGAAATAAATGAATACCTCAGAAATAGATATGGTAGCATATCAAACGCACAAGCGACTGTTCATCATTATGAGCAAATAATTCAAACTAAATCATCAGTGATAACGTCTGACGGTGATACTATTGATATCCCAGAAAAAACGTTGATTGTTGATCAAACAACATACACATCATTATCGCCGACCATGAGAAAAGCTGTTACTGTATATGATTTTGAAATATCAAAAAATGAGAAAAACAGAACTATTGATGTTATAAAACCCTCGTATGTCCCAGCAATACTTGACGCATTTAGGTCGCTGTACGCATAATGTCGCAATATGAGCAGAGGTCAGGTACTGGCCTAGTCCACGGAATATCAATAAAGTCTACTACAACAGGTCAATCTATAGACATATCCGATTTGGTAATTGAGACAAGTTATTATGAAAGCTTAGATCAACCTTCAGCATCTATAACATTAAGCATTGTTGATGGTATTGGGTTAAGATCATCTTTGCCGATAATAGGTGGTGAGACTATAACTTTTTCATTTTCAGATAGTGAAAGAAATTCTCGACGCATAACTGGGTCAATGCAAGTTTATAAGCTAACAAGCAAAACAAGAATTAACCCAGGTGCTGACGGGTATGAAATTTTTGCCGCATCACCAGAAATGCTAAGAGATCAATACACTATCATATCAAATTCGCAAGAATCATTAAATGTTGCTGATATGGCCAAAAAGATATTTGATGATAATGTTGCGTCAATATCAAATAAAAGACTAGTAACGCTAGAACAGACTGAAGGTACTTTTGACTCAATATTTCCAAGAGTTAGCCCATTTACTGCTTTAAATTATCTAGCAGATGAAGCAAAATCTCAGGACATAAGAAGCACATCTAACTATTTCTTTTTTGAGAATTCGCAGGGGTATAATTTTGCCTCTTTTCAATATCTAATGCGTCAGCCAGTGAAAAAGACATTTTATTATCTTGAAAATAAAATTGCAGGTGACCGTGCGTTTGAGAGAAATCGTATAGTATCAATGCAAGAAGACGTGGGTTTTGATATCTTAGAGGGCGTATCGTCAGGTCAGTTTGGTACGCAAGTATTATCAATTGACCCTGTTGCAAAAAGATTTAGAACATCGACATATCTCTATAATCGAGATTTTGCAAGCTATGATCATTCATCTTCTAACCCAAAATTGTCACCTCAATCATCTCAAACATTTGGCTCTTCAATATCACGCGAAAAATTTATAGTATCTAATTCATATCGCGGCACTATACCGTTTGTGACAGAAAGAGATACTGATTCACAAAACGTGTTTCGGCGCAGACAAGAGTTTTTGGCTGCGGAAACTGCATCAAAAGCTGAGCTTATGTCGCACGTAACAAAAATACTTGTGCATGGTGATAGTAACTTATCTGTTGGTGATACGATTGAAATTAGAATACCGCAGTCAGGTGAAAGCTCACTTAGGCGCAGACAAACAGATGGATTTTCGGGTGGTAAATATCTCATAGTTGCTTTGGCTCATAGAGTAGGTCCGCGAGGGTTGCGTTATGGTACTGCGCTAGAATGTGTCAAGGATTCTTATTCTCAGCCAGTCGATGGGAGATAGTATATGCCGGTACGTGATGATGAATGGCTAGGCACAAATGGCTTTACTTGGTTTATGGGTATTGTCGAAGATCGCAATGACCCGCTAAGAGTTGGTCGTGTTCGCGTTAGATGCTTTGGTTGGCACACACCCAACAAAACTGAATTACCAAAAGAATCATTACCTTGGGCACAAGTCATGGTCCCGACTTCTTCAGCATCTACAAGCGGCATTGGTAGCTCACCAACAGGTCTTGTTGAAGGTTCGTGGGTAGTCGGTTTCTTTCTAGACGGTAATAAAGCACAAAGCCCAATGGTCATGGGGTCGTTTCATGGTGTTTCTGGTGATGGTCCTTCTTCTACTGAGGGGTTCAATGACCCATACGGTACATACCCACTAGCACAAGGTATACCTGATACATCTGCACTGGCTGCAGGTGGGCAAGAATACATGGGTAATGTCAATACGATTGATCGTATGGCAACTCGTCTAACAAGCGTACCTGAAGCAGCAATACGGGCAACATCATCTGTTTCATATGATGAGTCAGCTGCGACATATGAGACGCCAACTTGGAGTCAACCCGAATTACACGCAACGACAACTCCACCACTATACCCATTCAATCACGTTCGCACTACTGAATCTGGGCATATCTTTGAAGTTGACGACACTAACGGTGCTCGACGCATACACGAATATCATGCATCAGGTACCAACAGAGAAATAATGGATGATGGTACTAGGGTAACAAGAATAGTTGGTGACGATTATGAGATTGTCGTAAAAGATAAGAAGGTAATGATATTTGGTGAATGTAGTGTCACTATTCAAGGTGACGCGCGCGTGCGAGTCGATGGTAATATGATTCAGGAAGTAATGGGTAATTATCACTTGCATGTTGTTGGTAATATGACATCTAAGATAGAAGGCAATCAAGAAACTGAAGTTATTGGTTCATCTGTAACTCAAATTAACACTAACGATTCAAAGACTGTTGGTGGCAACAGAGTTAGAGGTGTTGGTGGTACAGTATCAGAAAATTATGCATCTACGCACGATTATACCGCAGGTGGTAATGTAACAAATATCATTAGCGGCACTGTCTTGACTGCATCTATTGGTAAGATGACACAAGTGTCTGCGGGTGATATTGATATTGGTTCTGGTGGCGATGCGTCTATTGCAGGTAAATCCTCTTTGACAGCTGGGTCACCTGGCCCAACTACAATTAAAGGCTCAAGGATTGATCTTAACCCATGACAATACCATCATCACCTCAAGAAATCCAAAATGCATTAGTATCTAACCCTTCAATAATAAATTCTGCTCAGCAAGCTATCACATCTGGTTGTGGTGTTGGCTCTGCTCTATCTGAGGTTAGATCAGCAATAAACACCGCAACTACTGCTATCAATAATGCAGTACAAACCGCAACCGATATCGTTGCGTTTGTTCAAAATCTTCCAGCTTTGATGACTGCACAGGTGACGGCCGTTGTATCATCTGCCATATCAAATGTTTTAGGTCCAGTGCGCAGTTTAGCCAATCAAGTTGAACAGGAAATTGCGTCACTTGTTCGATTAATAAATGACCCTGTTGGGTTTTTGTCACAATATCTTAGAATACAGTTATTGTTCCCAAACATTGACTTGAATGGGCTATTGAACAATCTATTATCTGGCGTAAGCATATGTCAAGCGTCTGCGACAGCTGCCGAACAGCCAGCAAATCACCCACCGTCAAATCAACCAGCTGAAGCTGCACCACCACCAGAACCCATCCCCGCTGCACCTGAAGTTGAATCATCACCTAATACGTCAACCGCTGCGCAGTCTGCAATAACTAGAGAACAATTACCCGCACCAGCTGGCGTAGCTGATGCTACACCCACACAAGTTGAAACAACTTTAGCTAATCTTCGTCGTCAACAGGTAGAACAACTGACAGTCGAAAGATATAGACTGTCATTGCAGAGAAATTTTGAAAGCTCACCTGAAGCTAGAGAATCATTAACTCAGCAGATGGGTGATATACAAAATAGAATTAGTGATTTGCTCTCCGGTCGATAATTCATTTACAATCTTGATAAATATGCCAGAAACGGAGAGCTTACATGGCCGGTGCTATAAAAACCCCAGTATATAAAGATTTCGATCTTAATATGAAGATGCATCCGGTTACTGGTAAGCTTATTATGCGTAAGAATTCTGACGCCGTGAAGCAAGCTGTTAAGTCTCTTATTCTTACTGACAGAGGCGAAAGACCCTTTAGACCACTATTTGGGTCTGACATAAAATATCGTCTTTTCGATTTGATGGACCCCGCAATCGAAATGAATATAAAATCTGATGTTGATTATGCCATCAAATCATACGAAGAAAGAGCAACATTACTTGGCGTTGGTGTTGATGCAGAACCCGACAGCAACAATTTAAAAGTAAATATTTCTTTTTCAGTTAGAAATTCAGAGGCACCAGCTACCGTCTCGTTGACATTGGAGGCCATACGCTAATGGTAGCAAATAGTGCAATCACAGTAACTGGGCTAGACTTTGATACCATCAGACTAAATCTGAGAAACTTTATCGCGGGTAAGCCAGATTTTGCAGATTTCGATTTTGAAGATTCGGCTATCGGTACACTCATCGATCTTCTAGCGTATAACACGTATTACAATGCATTCTATGCAAACATGGCAGCAAATGAAGCATTTCTTGATACCGCACAGATTTACGACAACGTTGTATCGCGCGCGAAGCTGCTTGGGTATCTACCAACTTCAACACGCGGACCAACAGCTAATGTGCGTGTATCATTTACCACGCCCGCAAATTCAACGTTTCGCACGATTAACATTGCTAAAAATACACAATTTAGAGCAACGGTTAATGGTGTATCATACACATTTGTTACGCCACAGTCATACCCAATAACTGCAAATTCTTCAAATAGATTTAACGGTTTCATACAGATAACAGAAGGTGTGCCGCTAACGCATAGATTCTTGTTTTCTGCTGCCAATACCGCATTTGTATTACCTAACGCAAATACAGATACATCAAGCATAACTGTCTCTGTCACAACTTCGGGTAATACACTAACATACACGCAGGCATCCGATTTAAGAACTGTCAATTCAACATCAAGAGTTTTCTTCATAGAACCTGATCGTAACAAGCTATACAAAATTAGCTTTGGTGACAATGTTCTTGGTAAGAAGCCCGCATTTAACAGCACAGTTGCAGTGTCGTACCGAGTTACAAATGGTACAAGAGCAAACGGTGCAAATAACTTTACAGCCGTAAGCACAGTTGGTGGGCAGAGTAGCTTTACCCTCACAACTGTTGAGCGTGCAACAGGTGGTGCGGAGATTGAATCAATAGAATCTATTAGATTTAATGCACCGAGACTTTATGAAACTCAAAATCGTGCGGTGACCAGAGAAGATTATAAGAGAATTATTCTGCGCGATAACCCTGATCTGTCGGCTGTCAATGTTTGGGGTGGTGAAGAAAATGATCCACCGATATTTGGTAAAGTCTACGCTTGCGTGAAGCCTAAGGTTGGGACTCTCGTATCAACAAATCGAAAAGAGCGTATTAAATTAAGCATTAAGCCATATAATGTGCAATCTATTGATCTAGAAATTGTTGACCCAACATATCTCTATGTTGTACCAACATTGATTGTCAGATATGACCCGCTCTTAACCACATTGCAACCATCTGAAATTGCTGTTCGCGTTGCTAATAAAGTCATAGCATATGAATCAACAAATCTGAATCGATTTGAAGGTAAGTTTAGATATTCTAGATTTTTGGATTCAATCGATTCGGCTGAAGATTCGATAGTATCAAGCACGGCTAAAATTGAAGCTCAAAAGAAATTCTTGCCGTCAACTACGCAATCAAACACATATCGCATATCATTTAATCGAATGATATATCACCCGAGCGATGGGTATTTAACAGCAACGTCATCAACATCATTTACCATAAATGGGTTTACTGCTTTCTTAGATGATGACGGTAATGGTAATGTTCGTGCCTACTACGTGTCACAGGGCACAAGAACTTACATCAAGAATGTAGGCACAATAGATTATATGACTGGTTTGATAACACTAAACGCATTTCAACCTACATCAGTACCAACTGGTGAAATTGATGTTCGTGTTGAGCTTGATGATTATAACGTCACACCGATTCGCAATCAAATATTACTAATAGCTGGTGCAAAAATAACACTTATAAATGATAACACTGGGTCTATTGATGCTCGCCTTGATAGTGTTAGCACAGTTGGTAATAGTGCGACTCTGGGCGCAACTTCAATATCACAGCTGACGACATTCTAACATGGCAATATCAGGCGCCGAAGAAACCTTCGTAAAATTATCTCCGCTCATTGAGTCGCAGTTTCCTGCGTTCATACGCGAAGAAGGACCCAGATTTGTTTCGTTCTTAAAAGCGTATTACGAATTTATGGAGCAGTCTGGGCAGGCGGGTAATGCGACTCGCAGCTTGATTGACTATCAAGATATAGACCGAACACTAGATTCATTTGTTGAATATTTTCGTCGAGAGTTTATGATAAACATCCCCAAGGATGTTTTGGCTGACAAAAGATTACTAGTCAAGCATATCAGAGATTTCTATAGAACTAGAGGGTCAAAATTTTCATATGATTTTCTGTTCTATGCACTATTCAATAAGCAGATAGAACTTGTTTACCCAGGCGATTACATTCTAAGAGCGTCTGATGGTAGATGGGTGAGAGAAACAATTCTTAGAGTTGGTAACCCATATTCAACATTACCGACAAATCTTGATGGTAGAAATATTGTCGGCTCTGTTTCAGGTGCTACGGCCAGAGTACAAAAGGTTACTCGCGTAGTTGTTCTTGGTCACCCATTATTTGAACTACTTGTTGAAAATGTTGTCGGTACATTTGTTGATGGTGAAACAGTATCGGATGATTTAGGCAACAATGCAACAATTACTTCAGCATTTGGTAGCTTGATTGGTATTGAAGAAGTTGTCGACCCGGGGGCATTCCATCAATCTGGTGATGCTGTTGTAATAACATCATCCGGTGCTACTGCGTCGGCAAGAGTATCATCAACAAATGATCGAGGGCCTGTATCATTTCGTATCAATAGAGGTGGTAGCGGTTATCGTTTAGGGCAAACCGTAATATCAGTAAATGGTGGGTCTGGAACGGGTGCGGCTGCAATAGTATCTTCCCTATCTAATACCACATTTGTTAGCTTAAACACAGATCAAATTGGTCCGCTATCAAACGTACTTCTTAATACGGGCCCTACTTTTGTGTCTCTTGGTACTAATACGGCTGCTGTGTTTGCAAACTTAGCAGTTGCCAATATATCATCAACGTTAGCATCATCTTTGCACTTTTCAAACTCCGTTGCTGGTACAATTAATGCTATTTCTGTCACTAGTGTTGGTAGTGGTTATGTTCCTGAACTCCCAACCGTAGTGGCGCGCGATCAAATTGTATTTGAGCAAGGACTTGCTGGTGAGGCTGGTAGACTTAAGGGTGATGATGCTGTTATCATCGCAATACGTGCACCTGGTGCAATTACAGGCCTAGAGATAGTATCATCTGATGCATCATTTGATAAATTTGCTGATGCTATTGTAGTCAATTCTCGCGGCACTGGGCCAACAATAGATCAAAATACTGACTTGGGTGGTAATCAACGATTTACCATTAGAAATACAACATATAATGCTGATATTAAACCTATTATTGCGGGCGTTATAACTCAGCCAGGACGTTATATTGATACCAAAGGATTCCTTAGCTGGAATATGAGACTACAAGATAATGATTTCTATCAAGAATATTCATATCTGATTAAGGTTACTGAAATTGTAGATCGATATAGAGATGTTGTCAAGAGAGTGTTGCACCCATCAGGCTCCAAGATGTTTGGTAGCTATCAATTTGTATCTAATACAAATCTATCACACAATCATAATATTCTTTATAATCAAGAAGCAATTTTACCAATTACATTAAGTGTTGATAAAGCAACGCTAAGATCAGCAAACGTGTTTATTTCGCAAGATTCTCAACCTACAGGTCTGACATTTAGTCCATCGGGTAGACGAATGTATATTATGGGTTTAAATAATGACAGAGTATATCAATATAAATTATCAACGTCATTTGACGTATCAACAGCAACTTATATGAATAAAAGTATATCGATTGCAAATACGTCAAATGCTGGCCCCGGTGATAAAGACCCCCGCGAGGTTCAGTTTCACCCTGAAGGTCATACAATGTATATTGTTGGTATTGATAGAGATACCGTTTATCAGTATTCACTTTCTACGGCATGGGATGTTTCTACAGCAACATATGCATCTAAGAGCAAAGACGTATCTGCCCAAGACACCAACCCGCAATCACTAGCCTTTAGTGATGATGGCACCAAGATGTATATTCTTGGTTCTACAAATGATAGAATATTTCAATATACACTATCATCACCCTGGGATGTTTCTACAGCAACATATGCGTCTAAATTCTTATCGGTAGCATCACAAGAAAACAGCCCACTTGCAATGGCATTTAGTAGTGATGGTAAGAAAGTGCTTGTTGCTGGTAGCACTAATGACACGGTTTATCAATATACACTATCAACAGCTTGGGATATTTCTACAGCAACATATGATAATAAGAGTTTAAGTATTGGTGCTCAAGAATCTGCACCACACGGTATTGCACTAAGCACAGATCAAAAGAAAATGTTTATTGTGGGTACAGCATCCGATATAGTTTATACTTACCAAAGGTCAACTTAGACTTGATAAATAATGCGACTAGGAAAAGGTTCAGATGACAAATAGAATCACCCCATTCTTTCGTTTAAACACGGCCGATCAGCTGAAGGAATCATTTGATGAACCTTCGCCGACTCGGCTTTACATGTTTATGGGTGGGGTAACACCTTTTGCTAATGACTCATCACCACCCGCAGTAACAAATAATCAATTTACTACAGAATTTAACATATATCGAGATATGGTTGCGCTAAAACGAATCAATTCAGCCGATATTATTTCAATTGCACCTCGATATAATTGGACAAACAATACTGTATATACTGAATATAACGATAGAACTGCAAATTTATATGATAGACAATTTTACGTGCTTACGTCAGAAAATAATGTCTATAAGTGCATAGACAATAATAGAGGTGCAGTATCAACAGAAGAACCCTCTGGTATTAGCACGTCAGTTGTTAGCACAGCCGATGGATATCGTTGGAAATTCTTATTTGCTATTACTACGGCCGACGCGCAGAAATTTTTAAATAGCACTTATATTCCAGTTAGACAGCTAACAGCTAACAACGGAAGCGCACAGTGGTCTGTGCAGCAGGCCGCAGCTAATGGGACAATAGATCATGTTTTAGTTACTGCTAACGGTAGTGGTTATATAAGCACTTCAAATACATTCTTGTCTGTAACAAATTCTACAACAGTAAGATTGGCAACTAATGCATTGCAGATTGATGGTGCATATACTGGGTCAACATTGTATATTTCAGCCGGTCTTGGTGTTGGTCAGCTTCGTCGCATAGTAAAATACGTTGGTACTGGTAGAGTAGTTACCGTCAACAGTGCATTTACTATTACACCAAATACATCATCAATATATTCTGTTGCACCCTCAGTTATAATTAGAGGTGATAGTGGTGCAACAGCATCCATACGCGCGACCGCACATGTTTCTAACACATTGGGTGGGCAAGTTCGCAAAATCACCATGATAACTAACGGTCGTAGTTATGGCGAAGCAAATGTGGCCATCATAGCAAATTCATCATATGGGTCAGGTGCTATCGCACAAGCTATCATATCACCGAGAGGTGGTCATGGTAGTAATGCGCGTAATGAATTATATGCTAAAGATTTAATGCTGTCTGTATCTGTAACTGGCGGCGAGTCAAATACATTCCCAACCAATAATGATTTTAGAACCATTGGTATAATTAGAGACCCTAAGCTTAGAAGTGGCCCTGTAGCCAATGCATCGGTAATTGATCAATGTCATCGTATAGTGCTACAAAATGTGTCAGGCGACTACACCGCCGATGAAATTGTAACTGGTGGTACTAGTGGCGCTAAAGCCAGAGTTGTATATTTTGCGAATACTAATTCAGCACGCACAAAGGGTGTTCTTCGTGTTGTTCGTTTGACAACCAATGGTATTGGTGGTGGGTTTGCACAAACAGAATCATTGACATCTTCGTCATCCGGGGTAACCGCTACTATTATCAATGCGATAAAGCCGGCAGTTAGAGAAAATACTGGGGATGTCTTATACATAGAAAGCAATCAGCCAATTGTCAGAAAACCAGATCAACTTGAAGAATTTCGTTTTGTCGTGACGTTTTAAGGGATAAGAAAACAGATGGCGTCTATTGCTAACACCGTCACGATTTCTACGGATCTAAATGTTGACCCGTATTATGATGATTTTAATGAGTCAAAGAATTTTCATCGCATTCTGTTTCGCCCTGGGCTTGCCGTTCAAGCGCGCGAGCTTACACAGATTCAGTCAATTCTACAAAATCAGATTGATCGTTTTGCCGAGCATATTTTTAAAGAAGGTAGTATCGTAAGAGGCTGCCAAACCCTTCTAGACAAAGATGTAGTTTATATGAAGTTGCGCGATGCAGCTTCAAATGGTACTACTTCAGTAAATGTCTATGCATTTTTGAATAGAACCGTAACTGGTGCAACATCTGGTGTGTCAGCTAGCGTCATTAAAGTAAATGATGGATCAGAAGCAAATACACCAAATTTTAAAACTTTATTTGTCAAATTTACTGGTGGTAATAGCAATCGCCGTTCATTTGCTAACGGCGAAGTTATTACCGCAACCGGTGGTGGTGGCCTAACAGCCAATCTAATTTCATCTGGTGCCACAGGCTATTCGGCCCTAATGAAAATTAATGAAGGCGTAATTTATGCTAAGGATCATTTCATTCGAACCGATCCCGATCTTCTTGTTATATCAAAATATAGCTCAAATGGGTCGGCACGTATTGGTTACAATGTAATCGAGACTATTGTTAAAGAAGCCGATGATTCAACTCTACTTGATCCTGCATCAGGTGCTTATAACTTTGCCGCACCAGGGGCGGCGCGCCTTAAGCTAACGGCGCAATTTACTCGCATTGATACTAATGCAACAGCTAGCAATAATTTTATTGAGCTAATTCAGCTTAAGGGTGGTGAGATTCAATCACGCTCAGATTCTCCGCAATACAATCTTCTTAAGGATTATATTGCTCAAAGAACTTATGATGAATCTGGTAATTATATTGTAAGTGGTCTTTCACCTAGACTTCGTGAGCATCTATTGACTGGTAATAACCAGGGTGTCTTTACTGCGGGAGAGGGTGGAAGCGCATCTAAGTTGGTTGTTGAAGTAAACCCAGGAAAATCATATGTTCAGGGGTTTGATATTGAACTTTTACAAAGTAAGCGCATACCAATTGACAAAGCAACCGATTATAATTCAGTTGAGCAAGCTAGTGCTTTAATTGATTATGGTAATTATGTCATAGCGGACAATGTTGTTGGTTCTTGGGATGTAAATGCTCAGGGTAGAGTCAGCCTTAGATCGCAGCAGGCCAATGCAATTTCAACCAGAAATTATTCTCTCACTTCATTCTCTGGTTCTGAGATTGGTACCGCAAGAGTTCGTGCAATTGAATATCATGCAGGAACGCCGGGTCTCCCTTCAGCACAATATAGGGTATATCTGACAGATATTAATATGAATGCCGGGTTTGGTTTTGCCAATGCTCAGTCAATCATGTTTAGTGCTGGCGCTGGTCAGGCTAACGGTAAAGCCGATATTCTCGGGTCAAACGGTAGAAATGCAAATACAACAGACCCATCATTTGATATTGCCATCTTCCGTCTTCCTGCTAATGCAATTAGACGACTAAGAGATACAACAGGTAACGTTGATAATAATTTTAGATTTGAAAAATCCTTTGATATTACATTTGGTACCGGTGGTACTGCATCTGTATCAACTGGTACAGCTAGCGAGACATTCTCAGGTAGTGGTGCGCTATCAACCGCTATAGGTCGCTCAAATTATTATATTACAGCACGCGGCTCGTCTAATACCGGAGCAATTAGCACGCTAAGACTTAGCACAACAAACGGATCAAATACAATAACCCGTTCTAATAGCGCAATCGATCTAACTACTAGATTTAGTGCAGGCGAACTAATTCGCGTGGCAAACACTGGTGACTTTATTGTTACATCTGTTTCTTCGGCATCTCTAAACACTCTGACTACGGCCGGCGCTACTCGCACCGGAATGCGAGTTCACAAGCTTATTCGTCAAGGTCAGGTATTAGATTTTGGTGGCTCTGGTTCAACTGGATCTGCAAGAACAATTACCGTGTCATCATCGACACAGACAGATTTTAATCTTCAAGAAACTCTTGGATCATCACTAAATGCTACCGTAATTACGGAGCTGAATAAGGTTGATGGGCAAGAGGCCGCAAAGACAGTTAATAGAAATCGTCGCGTACAAGTTAGAATTGGTGCGGGTGGTGGCACATCTTATGTTGCAAACACCACCGGGCCATGGCCACTTGGTCTATCTGACGGTTTCAAACTAGTGTCTGTTCGTAGAAAGTCTGGGTCAAACTTTGCGTCTCTTACCGAAGGTACAGATGTAACAAATAACTTTACCCTTGATACTGGGATGCTTGATGACTTTTATAGTCATGCTCGTCTTGTGCGTAAGTCTGGTAGCGGCATTTCTCTGTCAACAGGTGATCGACTTCTAGTTACTCTTGATCACTTTACTCATAGCTATTCAACTGGTGTTGGATATTTTTCTGTCGATTCTTACCCAGTCGATGATACAAATGCTGCAACCGATACCACAAAAATATTTACATATGAAATTCCTGTCTATACCTCATCACGGACTGGTAATAGATTTGACCTGAGAGATTGTATTGATATTCGTCCTCGTATGACGGATACCGCAAATGGTGTTACATCACTTACCAATATATCAATTAATCCAAGACTTTCAACCACCTTTGATCAGCCGTCAGGTGGTCTGAGATTTATGGCTCCAGGTGAAAACTTTACTGCCGATCTTGATTATTATCTACTCCGAAATGATAGAATTGTTCTTGATCGTGATGGTAATTTTACTGCTGTAAAGGGCGTACCATCACTTAATCCGATTACACCGGATGAGTCGAAAGATACTATGTCAATTGCGACTATAAATCTTTCACCATATCCGTCTCTTGCGGATGAGCAAGCACGCAGAGTTAATAGAGGCGATTTAGCTTCTAGAGTATTTCCTGTAAAAAATCCTCGCTTTACAATGAGAGATATTGGGGTTTTACGCGATAGAATTGAGAATCTTGAATATTATACTACTTTAAATCTACTTGAAATGGATACTAAAAATCTTCTTATTCAAGATTCTTCTGGTAATAATAGATTTAAAAACGGTATCCTTGTAGATCCTTTCTATGGCCATAATGTTGGTGATGTAAAGAATTCGGATTATAAGATTTCAATTGATTCCAATTATGGTGAGGCAAGACCTCCGTTTAAACTTGATAATATTGAACTCTTTTATAATGCAGCAAATTCATCTAATATTGTGCGTACCAATGTTACGTCAGCAGGTGTTGCACGTGATCAGATAGTGTTTATTGCCAACTCAGCATCAGCTTTTGCAAATGGTTCTACAGTAAGTTCTGGTGGAACAACAGCAACACTAAGATTTAAAGTCGGCAATAAGTTGTATGTTGAAAATGCAACAGGTAATTTTGTTACAACATCAACAATTTCTAGCGGCCCTGTTTCATCGACAATTTCAGGTGTGTATCTGCCATCTGCTGGTGAAATTATAACCCTGCCATATAGTCACGAAGTTTTTGTGAGCCAGCCCTATAATTCTACAACAAGAAATGCCGCAGGTCTATTCTGGAAATGGAATGGTAGCGTTACTCTAGATCCACCTTCGGACTACTGGGTGGATACTGTTCAGCTTCCCGATGTTCTTGTTAATATTGATAATTTTGATGATAATTGGGAGCAAAGTGGAGCATGGGGTACAACATGGGGTGATTGGCAAACTGTTGCTCAATCAACTACTGTTGATAGACAATTCCTTGGTGTTGCTCAAGCATTTAGAGTAACGACAACAACAACATCAAGTCAGGTTAGAAGCGGGACACGCACATCACTAGTCCCTGTAACCACTACAACTAGCACAGGTAATAGAGTTGTAAGTTCAAATATCCAGCCTTTTATGAGATCACGTTCGATTAGATTTATAGGCAGAGGTATTAAACCTACATCTAGAATTTATCCATTTTTTGACGGCACACCTGTTTCTCAATATGTAACCCCAACCAATGCTTCATTTGCAAATACTGCAAATGAGGGCGGACGGCTTGTTTCCGTAGCAAATGGTAATGTGTATGGTATATTCCGTCTTCCATCTAATGAAAATATGAGATTTAGAACTGGTAGCCGCATTTTTAGACTAACGGACTCACCCACAAATGATACCACACAAGGTACATTTTTAACATCGGCCGAATCTGTATATACGGCTGAAGGTCTTACGCAAGATGTACAAAATACAATCATAAGCACCAGAACAGGTGAGACTGTTTCCGAATCTGTTTTAGATACTAGAAATACAATTGCTGTCAATCAGACAATTATTGACCCAATTGCTCAATCATTTACCATGGATACTAATGCTATTGGTAAGATATCAGGGTCTGGTGCATTTGTAACAAAGGTTGATCTATTCTTTGCTACCAAAGATACACAAATTGGTTGTGAAATCCATATTCGTGCAATCGATCCTATAACAAATACCATTACTGGTCGCATGATTCCGTTTAGTCGCGTAATTCTACAGCCTGGCGAAATTAATACAAGTGATAATGGTTCTGCACCAACACCTGTATATTTCCCATCGCCTGTATATCTGCAAAATGCACGCGATTACGCTATCGTGATAAAGCCGGTTGGTAGCAATCCAAATTATAATATGCACATTGCTCGTCTTGGTGAGGTTGATAGAATTACTGGTAACAGAATTTCATCGCAGCCGGCCGCTGGTATTCTATCAGCATCATCAAATGATATTGTGTATAGCCCAATTCAGGAAGAGGATCTAAAGTTTACCCTTTATGTGGCAAACTTTAATACCTCAACAACAGGCACAGTAATATTTAAGAATGAGCTAAGAGATTATTATCAGATTGCAAATGTATCAGCCGCATTTATTCGCACGGGTGAAGATATTCACGGCGAGACGATTCTTGTTGGTACATTTGCTAATACTAAGGCAGTAAATACTGGTGTCACCTTCGTTCAAGGTATGACATCTGGTGCAACAGGAACAATCTCTCGCTTTAGCTCTACACAGCTTAGAGTAAGAAATGTATCTCTGAATACTAAATTTGTGGGCGGAGAGCGGATTCGCATTCGCAATACAAATTCAACAACTGGTATAATAGTTGGTAATTCAACTGGTGGTATTACATCTGCGACAACACCAACTGGTAAAGCAATTTACTATGATTCAGTATCCTTTGCAAATACCTATCTGCATCTAGCTAATGTGTCATTTACAAATAGCGGCCCTGCATCGGGCGCAGGTCGGGTATTCTTTGCAAATAACTGGATTAGAGGTCAAACTAATGGTTATATTGCTCGCATAGTTAGACTTGATCGTTTGCAGGCCGATATAATCAATATTTCTTCTGACTTCTTAACTCCAACGAATACGAATATTCGATTCTCAGGTAAATTTGCTACAAGCAATACATCAAGGGATTCAAACTATTTTGACTTGAATGTAAATGCTGATACCGAATTTACCGCACCAAGATATATTCTAAGCCGCAGCATGGAATCAAATACATCAATTAGTGGTGCATCTATGGCTGCGGGTCGTTCCGCTGAAGTTAGAGCACTATTCACTAGCACTAGCAGATATGCGTCACCCGTTCTTGATGTCAAGAGAATTTCAGCCATTACGGTTCAAAATCTCATTAATAATGATACCACAGGTGAAGCCAATACAGCAAGTGGTGGTAATGCTCTAGCAAAATATATTACCCGTAAGATGACTCTTGCAGATGGTCAGGATGCAGAAGATATCCGCGTATATGTTAGCGCATATCGCCCACCTGGGTCTAACATAAACGTATACTATAAGATTCTGCATCGTGAAGATAGCGATACGTTTGATAATGCGCGTTGGATCCCAATGTCATATACGACAGAAACAGGGTTTACATCATCAACTGTATTCTCTAGTACAGATATTGTTGATGACTTTAAAGAATATGTTTTTGTTGTACCAAATTATAGCAATGCGGTATTGTCTGGTGCAAACACAACTAATGCAAATATCATTGAATATCGAAATTCTGCAAGATCGCGGTTTGTTGGTTATAAGTACCTATCGATTAAGGTAGTGCTTACAAACTCTACCACAACAAACCCACCACGTCTTGATGATATTAGAGTGATTGCGCTACAACGATGAAACCTGAATTAGTAAAGATAGAAAATGAGCCTGGGTATGTAAAGGATAAAGCATGCCAGGCCATTATCTCTACTGACAATTCCGGGCTTGAAGCATATCGTGCCAGAAGAAAGCGCGAACAGGATAAATTAGACGAGATAAATAATTTGAAGCAGGATGTCGCTGAGATTAAGGACCTGCTAAGACAGATACTCGGGTCCAAGGGACAGTCATAAATGGCTAAAATTGCAAATGTCGCCCTGACCAATACGTTTGATACCTGGAGGATTAGATCCAACCAGTCGTTTAATCGTTTGAGTCAGTTTGCGATTGATGAATC